GCAGCTTTATTTGTTATGATACTAAGTAGTGCATATGTTTTATAGCCTACTATATCAATATTTCCAGACGCGTTATTTGCTAAAGAAGCAGTTGTAGTAGATGGTGATTGCCTTGTTTGTAAACCACCGCCACCAGACGCTGCATCAATCCATACATAATCAGAACCATCCCAACTTAAAATTTGATCGTTCGTAGAACTGCCTGTATTTAAATGCAGATCAACATCAGCGTTAGCGAAAGCAGCACCTGAACTAGCGTCTACCCAAGCAAAGTCAACGCCATCCCAACTTAAGACTTGATCATCTTCGGCAGTGGAGACATTTAAATGTGCTGAGACTTCTACATTTCCGTATCCTGTGCCGCCGGCTTCTAGATCTGCCACAGATTCATATAATTCTGTGAAGTTAGTGTTTGACTTGGTCATGGCAGTACGTATTGGATCGCCAGTCCCGTCATTGGCTTCTTCGCCTACGTTTATAATTAACTTAGCCATGTTTACTCCTATTAGTTTATATCTTATTTATTAAGCGTTGTCTACTGTGAATGTTTCTGTATCGTCTACAGTAAAGATAAAGTTATCTGCTCTAATTGTTTGATCGCCGAAGTTTTGATTAGGTCCAACGATAGGATCTCCACCTCTAATATAATCATCTTTTCTATTTAGCTGGAAACTAGCAGTAACTGCAGGTCCTGTTAATCTATCATAAGAGAACTTACTGAATAGTTTAGAACCTGCGAGGTGCATTGTATCTTTTACAACTGTTTCGTATTTTCTTGGATCTACTGTAGATTTAATCACATATGAATATTCTTGATAATAATCACTGTCTTGTACTTTCATACCAGCATCAAAATATTCATACTCTTTAGATTCTGGGTTTGTCCAATATCCGTTAACATGAGAAGTTAAGCTACCCCAGAAACCAGAAGTAATACCTTGAGTCTGTGCTCTAAGAATTGCCTGCGCGTGTGGTAAGCCAGCATCATCAACTAGAAGAACAGTTTCGCCGTCTACATATCCGTAGCCTGAGTTTCTAATTTCTGCTTTAGAAATTCTACCTTGCGAGAACAATGTCTCGTTTAATACAATAGCGTTCTCACCGATTTTCTTTTTAGAGTAATCTCTTTCTATAGCAAGGATGTCGTATGCATTGCCTTTATGATTAAAGAAATCATCCGTACCGGTTTTAAATCCGTAATAACTATAAGGAAGTACAGATAATGATCCGATGTCGTTATCGATACCAGTAACTAAACCTGTAGTTCCAGTCAACGGTTGGTTAATAGTATCTCCAACAGTGAATGACGCACTAAAGTTATCAACTAATATAATCTGTGGCCGTCTTCTAAAGGATCGCATCTGTTCATCAATCACAAGACTGAAAGTATCATTAGTGTAATCGGAACCTGGATTAATGTTCTCAAAAGAACTAATCGTACCAAGATCAAATGGCGTTAGATCGAACGCTTCATCTAATGGTGTGCTTAAAAGTGCAGGACTTGCGGTTCCTGACATAGCAACTAATGCTGGTGGTACTGCATTATAATCTGCAGAGTTAATAGGTACAGCTAAAAAGTTACTAATAAGATCAGTAATAAGAGTAACCGATTCAATATTAGTTAGCTCTTCTACTTTAACATCTGTGATAACACCGGTGTTCGCGTATAGAGGTCCTGGAGAAGATTCGTTCTTCACAGATACGGTAAATATATCGCCAGTATCCGAACTAATATCATAAGCAGTAAGAGTAAAGTTATTATCAGCAATCACAGCACCTACATCATTATATACAAGACGATCTATTGTACGAATATCTCTACTAATATTAAAAGAATCATTAGGCTCCATTTTAATGCCAACTGATATAGAGTTTTGACCAATGACTGTGCCTTGGTTGCCATTAGTATCTTGTAATACTTCGAGCTCTTTAAATTTAAAATCTTCGTTGGGTAGTATAAGTATTTGATTTGATGTTAAAAGCTTTGTGTTTGGAATTGTATAACCCCAACCACCATCTGCTATTTTGTAATCAACTGTGCCAGTAAACTCTGCTTGGAGTTCTGTAACGATAGCTTGTCCGCCTTTACCACGGTCACTTTGTATATTAAATATATCACCAATTTCGTTACCAGTAGTACCACCATATGTCTGTGTATTAATAGATAAAGAATCTGCCGATCCATTTAATTTACCAAACGCAACATCTTCGCCACCCATACGAGAAACTATATCATCGTATTTTTGGAATACACCTTTTACAGCAGTAATATAAATGATCGGTGTTAAAGCTTTATTCAAGTAAATGAACGCAACTTTATCTACGATAGCTTTTGCTTTAGAAATAGAACCGTATATGTTACGACTTAATAGATCTTTGTACGCGTATGCTAGACCACTTGCAGAATAAAACTCGTCGTTATTTGGTTTCATTTGTAAATATATACCAGTCTTCCAAACAGAGTCAGAAGCTTTAAGCATATATTGCGCAGGATACATAATCGTAACATCTTCTTCATAGAACATTCTGAAGAATAAAACTAAACCAGATTCAGTACCTTTGCGGCGATACAAGTCCATAATATTACGAATAACAAACTTTGCGGTTACGTCGTCTTCAATAGCAGGAAGATCTGCCATAAATTTCTTTTTGAAGAAGATCATCATTTCAGATAGTGTAGTACCAACGTCTCTGTATTCAAACATACGACGCGTATTGTAAACACCCATGTTAGTCTGTGTTTCTACAAATTTGTAATACTGCTCTACCATAGCAACTAGCTCAGGACCATGCTCTCTGTAATGACCCGGAAATTGTTGCGCTATCTTAAACGCTATATTCTTTTCTACTAAATTGACTTGATTATCGGCCATTACTTAACCTCAAGCATATTAACGGTTACATCGTCGTCCTGAATAAGGAATATTCTTCCTGCAGGAGCTGTAATATCGTCGTTAGCAGTAACCACCATAACTCTAATTCCAGAACCAGCAAATCCTTCAGTCTTAAATCCTACAAGGTTAATCTCGCCAGTTGCATAATCAACACTACCTGCAATTGGTTTAACAATCTGTGGATTAACAATATCTGAAGTTACAATTTGGATATTGCCTAAGCCATCGTCTTGGAAGTAAGAATCAACGTTATTATAACTAAACACACCACTTACAACTGCAGGCTTATAATCAGCAAACCCGTTAGAATCTTTGAATGGATATGGTTTAACCAGCTTAGAATAAAACTTGAATGATGGTGAAGCACTTTGATTTAAGTTTGGAGTATACACAACATAAGGACATACTGTTATTTCATTACTTAAGATAGAAGTATCAGCAGCATCAACGCTAGACGCTAGTTTAGATAATCTTAATGTCGCGTCGAAATCATCTAAGTATGTAGTATTGTATGCAGTAATTGCAGCACGGATATTAACTTCAATTTGACCAGAAGATCTCTTAGTAACCTTGGGATCAAAGTTAGTATTAATATTTACACACCCATACATGAAATCTGATTGAATGAATACTGGCTCAATACCAAGAGGGCTTTTTTCTTTTAAGAACTTAATATATGTTGAAGATAATACACCCGATAAACCTTCGCGTCCTTCGCCAAGATAAACCGCAATAGCAACTCGTCCGAATTGTGGTGGATCTAACTCTTCACCGCCATAGGCAGATACTGTTTTAATTTCAGGGAAGTTCTGCTTCAACAGAATTTCATAATCGTTTGTAGTGATTGCTCTTTCTTGAATTTGTAAACTCTTGGGAGCAAAGTATCTAATGTTTTCTAGTGTTTCTCTTTCGGCACCACCAGATGCAACTTCGATAGTATCTACAGCAAACTGTTCGCCAAGGGTAAATACGTTTGCACCATTTGACTCTGGGCCAGATGTGATTCTATATCTAACACGAACATCTTCGAAAGCTAAAGGTTGTGCTCCAAATACGTTATTACCAAAGTAAATTGTGTATCGACCATCGTAATATGGTTCTATATAGAACACTTTATCAAGAGGACCAACACCAAACAAATCATTCTTGCGAATAAATTGATTTGCATCTTCAGTTGCTTCTGCGTCTACAAATACTTCAACAGAATCTGTGTCAGCGTTTTCGTTTGTAAGAATAACTCTAAGAACACCATCGTCTCCGATAAAGTAACCTTCACGCTCAAAGCTTGCTAGCATTTCGCCTTCGAAGATTTCAATGTTTTCTGCAACAAATACTCCAGGAGCTGTTTTACGTGCAACAGCCGTTTTACTATTAGTATAGTTGTAAGAGTCACCTTGAAATGAAGTTTTAAAGTTTGAATATGTAGGAATAGTAATTGTTTGACCAACCGTATCGGGATCAGTAATTGTAACAGTTACCAAAGCCCGTGGTGATCTTCTTGAACGTGGGAGATAATTTAATTCTTTTGCGTGAGACATAACAGAGTTTTTCAACACCGCGGAGTCTAAGAACATTTCATTAACTGCCATGTTTGCGTAGAAGTTGTTTTGATACGTATTATAAGCAAGCACGTCTAAGAACACACTCATATTTGAGCCATCAAAGTTATAATCTTTGAATTGTGTTTGGCCTTGTAGATAATCTTTAAACTGAGCTTTGATCGTTTCAAAGTCTAGTTCCGAAATATTTAATTTAGCCATTTAGCGTGTCCTCTCTAAGAATACATCAAGTGTAATCGGCTGTTGTACGTTAGTAATATAGAAAAGTATATTAACTCTTACAGTATTGTCGTCTATCTGAGATGTTACTTTAACATCAATTAATTCTGCTCTTGGTTCATACAAGTTTACAGTATTTTCTACGTTATTCTTTATTAATATAAGTGTTGCTGGCGTGATGTTTTCAAATAACATCGCGTTAAGATTTCCACCTATGTTAGGTTGCATTAACCTTTCACCTCTATCTGTAAGAATAAGATTTCTAATAGACTCTTTAACAGCGTCTTCGTCTTTCCATACAGTTATATCTTGTGACACTGGACTTATTTCAAGATCTTTCTTAAAATCTTGGTACAGAGTAATCTTTTTTGTCTTGGCTGTGAATACCGTAGCTACCATAGTTTAACTCCTTTCGTCCCAGAATCTTTCGCGACCTACGTCGACGTGTATAAAGCTGTTATAGTAACCAATACCAGTAAAGCCAACTTCTCTTGCTAATCTTACAAACCGTGTAACTTCAACACTGCGTCCTCTAAACCCGTTCCATGTTAAATCTACTGCCATACCGCTTAAATGCATTGAGGCTTTAGCACCCGGTGGATTTAAGCCTGCATTCCAAGCTGGGTTTCTATATCCGCTATTTAACCAAAGATAGTTGTTCGTGATACCAGCTTCTCTAGCTTTATATACTAATCTTAAAATCATAACCTGCACATCTTGCGGGATTTCAGTCCAGCCTTCATGCGTTGGGAACATACCGGTAGTCCATCCACCTTTAATCTTCAGTCTTTCGTCAGTACCATTTTTTAATGCTTCCCAAGTCGGAAGCTGTCGTATTTCTTCTTGTCTAGCTGGTACAAAGTTGCCGGCAGCTTCCCATACTACCATAGCTTTATTTATCTCTTTTCTCCGCTCTTCTGGAGAAAGTCTTGCAGCACCTGCTCTAATTGCTTCGCCGGTTACTCTATTAGATGCGTTTGAAATAGTATCAAAGACTTCTTCATATCTATTTGAGAAATCATCTAACGGTCCTTTTAATCCTTTAATTACGCCTTCTATTCCAGTTGCTAATCCACATAAGCGAGCTATCAAAAACATGATTTCTTCTATGCTAGGATTTTCAAATAAATCTATTGCGTATCTTATTTTAGTTTCAATCTTTGTTAGCAACGCGTCTATATTCTCTTTGCTAAAGAACTGTTCAATATCCTTTTTAATATTAGCAATCTTATCAACGATATTTCTTTGTACGAATCCTTCGATGTCACCCATAATATCTGCTGGGTTAAAGTTAGCAATTGCAGCACCTACTTTTTGAAGTGTCTTTTCAATAGTATCTCTAATCTTCTTTTGTATAGCTTCAATCAGAGCTTTAACTTTAAGCTTTTCGAAAATAGCTTTAATAGGATCTTCTATGTTTTTAATCTTTGTAATAAAAGCAAACACATCAGTCATTAATCCTTCTAATGAATCTAGTAACGCGAAGAAAGCTGCACCAGCTGCAAATATATTACCAAACAATGAACAGAATCCGCCCATGATACTATCAGAAAAATCACCATTATAAAAGTTATCAAGTTCGTTTAAGAATCTCGGTCCTTGAGCAGTAGTTGCTAATATAGCACCTGAAGGAGTGTAGTTACTATCTCTAATAAAGGTTGCAAACTCTAACGGTGTAATTTTACCAATAGCAAGTCTAGTGTTAAGCACGTCATACTCAGGAAGCTTTTTAATAACAAAAGGATCTTTCAAGAACGTATTAACATCATTCACTGATGAGTAAAAGGTTTCACTGCCGTATCTTCTAACTGCTAATGTTAAAGGATTATTTAAAGTATCTGAAACAATAGTTCGTTCAAATTGTTCTTGAAACGTGTTTATTTGGTGAACAGTGAATTCACCTTTACCATTAACTGCTGCACCAACATATGGTGTAAGTTTAGTTGTAGGGTTTAAACAACTTCTGCAAATTGCCTTTCCGGGTGAACATGTACAAGCCATTATTGTGCTCCTCCTGTTGTATCGGTTGCATCGCCAGGAGGTGCGTCATACTTGTTTTTCACTGAGTCGATAGCATCTCGTATTGCTTGAACCGTAGTAAGTGCTCTATTTCCAGCTGCGTCTTTATCGTAGTTACTTCTGCCGGCGTTTGGACCAGATACTAACGGTAATGAAGCCCACTCTTTTGCGAGGTTGTTAGCGAATTGATCTCTAGTAATAGCACCATCTAAGAACATACTTAAGCCTCTGCTTTCTATAAGAACAATAGCCATTTTATCTTGGTTTTCTGGACTATACAAACTACCAGAGTTTAAGCCAGCTCTTATGTACAGAGGACTGCCGGGTCCTACTGTCTTGTCGTTATTATATCCACGTAAAGTATCTTCTATAATTTGATACCTACCAACTGCTTCTGAAAGCTGGAATCTATCGATGCTTTCTTGCCAGTCAAGAATTTCCTGCATAGTCATCTCAGTAATTGGTTTAGCTGGATAGCGAGAGTTAGAAATTAATCCAGATATATCGTCGTAGCCTTCTGATTCTTTATTACCAATAAAGTCTAGTAACGGTGTTATAGCAGTTTGTGTTACTGCAGAAATATCCGTAATCGTTGAAATACCACCAGTGCTGCCATTACTACCATGATCTCTTGATGAATAGCCTGTACTACCTCTAGAACCTTGGTTCTCAGCAGGGAATATAGAAAGACTTTTAATAACTGGTTCTGGCGCTGCACATGATCCAGCTTCAAACGCTAACTCAGGAAGAGGTGAGCCCGGAACAAACGGTAAAGTAGCTGTACCAATCAAAGCAACTTTTGCAAGCACTGCTATAGATCCAGGAATTGGAGGTCTAACAGGAAGCGGGGTAGCAAGGTTAACAGATGAAGCCGCGCCACCAACATTAATAGTTGGAGAACTCATACTTGTTAAAGCACCACCGCCAATTGCAACTTCGATAGTACCACTAATATCTGTTGTTCCTGAACTTGAAATTAAAGTAGCTGTAGAAGCGTGGGCTGACCATGTAGCAGCAAGTTGGTTAATTGCTATAGCCGATATATTCATTTCAGCAATAGATTGGATATTAACTTGTGTGTTACCTCTGAGGTGTAACTTATCAGTAGCATCTACCATTACCTTTTCGGCTTTAATAGAAATAGCACCGTATTTTGGTGGAACACCAACAAGACCACCAGCTGAGATATTTAATTCTTTACCAGCCTTAATAGACATAGTACCGACGTTAGCTTCGACCTTGACGTCTGCTCCACGAACTTGTACTTGCTCTGCGGCATTGATTGTTGATTGTCCACCAACTGAAAGATGATGATCGCCGTGAACTAATGTTTGTAAATTACCTTCGATTTCTTCAACCTTATCACCTTTAACATACACATAACTATTACCTAAAATTGTAACAGTACTCATACCACCTACAACAACGTGTTGTTTTCTGTCCATAATATCGTACTTGTCTGAGACAGACTTTGTAGTCGTAGTACCTCGGTTATCTATTTGAATAAACGACCCAGACTTGTGGTGAATCATAATTCTTTCAGAACCTGGAGTGTCGTCTAATTCAATACTATGATTTTTAGTTGCGATAACTCTGTTCTTTGGATACTGCGCGTTATAGGCTGACGCTGGCTCATCCCAAGATTCTTCAGTTCCGGCAATCGGTACATCAACTGTTCGACCCATTTCTTGCTGCAACACATATGTTTCTTCGATATATTCGCCACGAGCTAGACGATCATTTTGCGGTTGACCTCTATCTTCAGGAGCAGAGCCGTGTGCATCAACAACACCGTCAACAGCTGGTATTGTTCCCCATCCGTCTCTGGTAGGATTTAATTCATTCTGAAATTGAGTTGGAATAAGACCAAGAACCATAGGTTGTTGTGCATCTCTGCCATCAAGAAACATACCATAAACCCACGAGTTTATTTTTGGAACAACGTTTGCGTCGTAACCGCCTTGAGCAACAATAGCCCAAGGAAGCATGTCAGTAGATATTTGATCTTTTGTTCCGTGAATACCAAAGGCCCGAACCTTAATACGTCCTTCTAATCTTTTGTCACCATTATCTTCAACAGCACCTATAAAGAATAAAGGATTTCTAATTCCTACACCATGTTCAAACATTATATAGCTCCTGCAATAGGTATATCAGTAGTAACAGTATTGTTCTTTGTTCTACCACTCCAATCAAATTTAACAAGTCTAAAGGCAGTTGTTAAAGTACCTTCGTCCATAGTGTGAACTGTTTGTTGTATCATATATCTTCCAGACAGTGTTCTGTTATCTTCAACGTTAGCAGCAACGCCATCCATATTTTTAATAGATAAGTTTATAAGCATTCCAGGTCTAAGATCTAATCGACCTTTCATAACAGCCATTAAAGAAGTAGCGTTTAAATGATGAAAATACGAAACTCTGTTATGTGTAATTTCAGATAAGTGTTGATCTGGTAATAATTCGCCCGGCGCGTCGCCTGGACTACCATAGTGTTTAAACACCATAAATCTTCTAGCATTAGCAGCTGTAAACGTAGAATCCCTATACTCTTTGGTATGAGGATTATCTTCGAATGTGCGAGGCTTACCAGACATATCAATATATTTAGCGTCGTCGTAATTAAACTTACTAATATCAACCTTTCTTTTAATAAAATCAATCTCTAGAACTTCATTGGTGTAAGCACCAGAGTTAATATCTCCAGATGAATCAACACCCTTAGATAAAATATGTAGCTCATCTATTCTTTCAACCTGTGCTTCTACATTCTGTGGAGTTAAATCTACAACAGGCGCATAAAACATGTCTAGTATTCTAGATGTATTATTATTTGCTTTCTTAATAAAATATTCGTCTGTACAAAAATAATAGCTCTCGAGAGTTTCAAAGAATCTAAATGTTTGCGAAGGAGAAGCTGGGTTGTATGCTCGAGCTGCTACGAAGAACATTGATTCTGAAGCAGATAAATCTGGAATGATAAGCTTGGTTTTATTTATTGTGTTCATGATAACGATGTTTCTGTCAGGCTCGTTATTAGCTTGTTGCGAATCACCAGATTTAATAATAGAATAACTTACGCTCTGGTAAGGTAAAGATTTATTTTCGTCGTGAGGGTCTATGGTTGTGCCTGGTTTTACTTTAGCATAATTATTAGTGAATAGACTTTTAGCCATAGCATCTGGTGCCATTTGAGCAAAAGATGTAATAACTTTTCTAGTACTAGCGTTGAATGATGCTAGTGAAACAAAATGCAACTTATATGTTAGGCCACTGTTGTTTGCTAAAATGTGGATATCAGTAACCTTGTGGATAACTGCAGCTATTTTAACTTCAGTTTGTAGGTCCATTCCTTTGATCCAAAAGTATAATGTTTCTTCACCTCTAATAGGCATACTTTCTAATATGCTTGAAGTATCGAGTACATTAATACTCCCGCTATAAGCAACAGCATCCATAGACTGTGTAATCTCAAAACCATAAATGTAGTTCCCAGATATATCTCGACGCGACAAGCCGTCAAAAGAAATAATCTCAGCTTTGAGTACTTCTACTGCAGTGGGGTTAAATTCGGCCATTAGCTATTTCTTATTTTTCTTGCAAATTCGTTTGAGATAATAGGTAAGTACCCTCTATCTACTAAGAATATTTCTTTTTTGTTTTCGTTTTTAGCTTCTTCTTCGTCGTAAACTTTCCATTCTCTCCACTCAGAAGGAATAATACGTTTAACAATGATCTTACGACCTTGTTCTGTTCGTAGTACGATACGGTTTTCTTTTCTAAGATAAATCGTTTGGAATGATTCTGGTGCTAACTTAACAATATCTACAGCCATCTATTAAACCTCTTTATAATAATAGATGATATTATCACCATTATCTTCTTTTGTCCATTCAACAACTTCTTCGCCAACACGGCCGGATACTGAGCCATATTTATCTATAAGATAGTTATTAAAATCTAGCTCTGCCATTGGCCATTGATGATAAGGATCGATAATATTATTTGACATCATTACTAGCCATGTATAATCAGTAGATCCATAATACGATTTTGCAATGTCTTCTGGTCTTTGGCCTTCTGTAACAGTGTAAGGTAAGTAAACCATAGGATTAGAAGCTACAACAGAAGTAAACGAATTCCTACGGGTAATGTCTTTTACTTTCTGTCCTTCATATACTATTGTTGGGAAGTTCTCGAAATATTTCATTACGCAGTCCTTACATTCGGATTAGGCTCAACATAATTAAGAGCAAGTTCTTCTGTCTCTTGCGAGTTCATTGGCTGTAAAGAAACTGCACCATAGTCATTAGCAGTTTCAATTTGTAGTTCTTGAAGTGTTATTTGAATGTTAACTCCAGCTGGTCGTCCACCTTTCATTACTGCTAAGGTACCACCGGCACCATAATCAACAGTTACAGATTTCACCATAGCAGGCTTAAACTTCATGAAATACTCTTGATCAACACCAATAAGATGCATCTTACATACACTAGGATATTGTAAGAATGCTTGTTTAATAACACCAGGACCTGATCCCAAATCACGAGTTGTAGGTAATACATTTTTCTTTAACATATTAATAATATCTTGAATTCTGCCAGAATCAGCAGCACTAGATGGATATAAGTCCCAGCTAAATGTATGCGTCTTAAGCTCAACACCTTGGAACACAATTGTTTCTCTTGGGTTTAATGTTTGACCCATAGCAAGATTAATAGAGTTTCCTACAATCTCTGGCATAAATTTTCTTAAAAGATACATTGTAGCACCAGCAGCGTCTGCCGTACCAGTTCCTGCTATTTGAGTACCCAACGCAGACAAAGCAGCATTAACGTCGCCACCGCCAGACATAGCAGCTGCTATTTTAGCACCACCTGCTTGAAGCTGAGATGGAATATCACCAAGAGTAGCCGATCCGGCATCTAAACCTGCAGCTAGTTTAAGTGCTAATCCTTCTATTAAAGGATTTTGTTGCATGTCACCAAACATCATTGTCGTAGCATCAGTTAGCTGTTTAGGAAAAGGTAGCTCAACAGAATTTATACTACGAATACCGAGACCAGACGATCTAGTTCCACCACTGAAAAGACTCGATAGCGGAGAAGTAATTTTCTCTTGATAAGAACCTGCAAAGTTATCATATGCATATGTTTCAAACACCATTAACATGCTGTGTGGCTGAGGCTGTTCTGGGAATCTTACCCAACCGCCGTCTGACGCACTAGCACGTTCTTCAGCTTTAATAGCTTCAGATGGTCTATTTGTTGTTGACATTTAGGACCTGCCTTTGTATATAAATAATCTATTAATCCTATTTATAAAGAATTGTGAGGTGAACGGGTGGCTTATAGTGGAAGGTTTAAACCTAAAAATCCAAGTAAGTATAAAGGCGACCCTACTAAGATTATTTATCGGTCTATGTGGGAGTTTAAATTTTTTCGTTATGTTGATATACATCCTGATGTTATTTGGTGGCAATCTGAAGAAGTTGTCGTACCATATCTCTCTCCTATAGACGGTAAGCGTCATAGGTATTATCCCGATGTTGTCGTACATAGTAAAGTACCATTATCTAAAGGTGGTGGTGAAAAAACATTAATGATTGAAATTAAACCAAAGTATCAGACTAAACCACCTGATATAGGAAAGAAGAATACTACAACTGGCAGAGTCTCAAGAAGGTACTTAAACGAAGTTAAGACTTGGGGTATTAATGAAGCAAAGTGGAAAGCAGCTAGAATGTTTTGCGGGCAACGTGGATGGGATTTCCAAATCTACACAGAAGATCAATTAGGAATAAAGTAAATGGCAGCATTATTTGACGACATACTTCTTAAAGGCATAAGAACTGGACAAGCTCCAGGCAAAACTGCGCAGGCGCGGGAATGGTATCGTACGCAAGCTAAAGCTATTACCCGTACGCAAAGAAATAGATCACAAGGTGATAAGCTCATTAAGGAATTAAAGAGCGATAAAGAGCGACGTCAAGATAGTCGTTTCATGATGGGTAACATGTATTTGTTTGCGTATGATCCTAAACATAAAGATACACTTCCATACTACGATAGGTTTCCGCTGATATTTCCCATAAATAAGGCAAAGGGTGGTTTCCTTGGTATTAACATGCATTATCTACCTCCTATTTTAAGAGCGAAATTAATGGATGAGTTGTACAAGGTATTAAACAATAGAAATATGGACGAAACGACAAAGCTAGTTGCATCATATAAAGTATTAAACAGTGCTACTAAATTCAAAGAATTTGCACCGTGTATAAAACATTATTTGAATGCTCACGTAAGAACTAAACCAGCATATATAAATCCTGCAGAATGGGATATAGCTTTGTTCTTACCAACTCAGAAGTTTGTCGGTGCTAACGCAACGCAAGTATATGCCGATTCTAGAAAAATCGCAAGAGGAAGATAAATGGCATTCAGGATAAACGAATTTAAAACCCAGATGGACTGGTTTGGTGGTCCATCACGTGGGTCATTATTCGAAGTGCAAATAACTCGTCCAAACGGTATTAAGTCTAGAACGAGTGATCGCGACCTTACTTTCTTCTGTAAGAATGCTTCGATTCCAGGTATTACATTCAACGCTGTACAAAACGAACAAGTTGGCCAGTTTCGTAAAATGATGCCAATGACAGTTAACGTAGAGCCAGTACAAGCAATCTTTATGCTTGATTCAGATCATCAAGTGTTATCCTTCTTTCATTCATGGGCTCAAAACATTGTAAACTTTGGTACACAAGGTGGTGCGTTTTCAGAGGTTGATGGAAAGCTTCCATTCGAAGTTGGATATAAAGAAGATTATGCTTGTCGTATTACGATCAGACAATATTCTACCAACTACGATCAATCCGGACAGTACTACGAAGTTATACTAGACGGCGCATTTCCGTTTCAAATTGGCGACGTTGACTTAGCTTGGGAAAATAACGACCAGTTTTCTGTATTACCAGTAAGCTTTCAATATGATAGAATCCAGTTTACTGGAGAACGTATTGGTACTCCTACTGGACGTGGCAACGGATTATTAAGTCTAATAAACGGGCTTGGCTTCGTTGGTAATCTATTCGGACAAAATTTAGTACCAACATCAATACAAGAAGCAGTGAATAAGTACACTCGCTTAGACAACAAGATAAATAAGATTAAGAACTTTTTTGGATAATGGAGATATAAATTATGGGCTTACCTAAGATTGATTTACCGATTTTTGAATTGGAATTGCCATCAACTGGCGAAAAGATTAAATACAGACCGTTTACGGTTAAAGAAGAAAAGATTCTTTTGGTAGCACAAGAATCAAATGACGCTTCACAGGAAATAATGGCAGTGAAGCAGGTGGTTAATAATTGCTTGATGGAGATTGAAGTATCAGATATTGCGATGTTCGATTTAGAATACATTCTTTTATTGCTAAGATCTAAATCTGTTGATAATATTATTGAATTTACAATAACTGATCCTGATACTAACAAGCCCGTAAAAGTTGAATTAGATATTGATAACGTTACTTTAACTAAGCCAGATGATGACATCAAAACAGTTAGGATTAATGACGAATACGTGTTACTTTTAAAATATCCGTCTATAGACGAGTATGCTAAGATAGTAACGATGGAAATTACTGATCCGCTTATTAATTATATCTTGATGGTTTCTTGCTTAGACACAATAGCGTCAGAAGATGAAGTGCATAAATTCAAAAATTATACCGAAGAAGAAATTCATACTTTCGTAGATGGATTGAGTGCCGAAGTTATTGCAGGTATTCAGAAGTTCTTTGAGAATATACCTAGACTTAGGCATGAAATGAAATATGTAAACCAGGACGGTGACGAAAAGACTTTTGTAGTAGAAGGTATGCGAAGTTTTTTTATCTAACGCTGATCCATACGTCGTTGAGTGACTATTATAAGGTCGTCTTCGCGATGGCTCAGCATCATAAATACTCGATAACAGAAATAGAAAGCATGTTACCTTACGAAAAAGACCTATACTTTAGTATGATCGTAGACGTAATTGCTAAGCAGAACGAAAACAATTAATAACTACTAGGAAATATTTAAATGGCCGAATTATCAGCAGAGACTGTAGCTATAATTGATAGACTTAAAGCTGAAGGTGATCTCGTTAGAAATAGCGGGACTAATTCGTTGCGGTCAATGAATATTAAATTTGATAAGTTTCAAGGTTTATTTCAAAGTATTAACGCTAATGTAATAGAACAAACTAACCTAATGCAAAAGCAAATGGGTTTAGCTGTTGATGCTTCCGAAAGGTTAAGAACACAAGAACAGTTTGATGAAGTTCAGCAGCCTAGCGTCGTTCCAGAAACTAATAACGACAGCGAAAAGGCTACTGACGCTAAGATTGAAGGTATGGGCGATAAGATAGCATCAGCTATTACGATGAAAAACGCTATGGGTACTATGAAAAATCTTGCTATTGGCGCTGCAAGTGCTTTTGTTGGTTACAATTTGCTGAAAGGCTTTATTGATGAGAACTATAATGGTGCTTTCACCGAAATGGAAGGCGGTATTGCAACGCTTGGGCCAAAGTTAAGTGCTTTTGCTGAAACTGGGTTTGATGATATTACCATCGCTGTGACGGATATGAAAAGTAGGTTTGACGAATTAACTGGTCCTGACGGATCATTAGCTAGTTTATCCAAGTCAACACAAGAAATCGCAGACAGGATGAATGAAATCGCGAATATGACTTGGGTCGATGTTGCAAAATATGCGCTCGGTTCGATCGGCGCTGTTGGTGCTGGCTTTGCTTTGTTAAGAATGAAATTAAACAATATGCGGATGGAATTAAATGCTGGTACAAGAACAGTTAATGGTCAAACGTGGTGGCAAAGAGCGATAGGTACGGGGGCTAAAGTACCTACTGGTGGAACTCCGGTGGCACCAACAACTGGTAGTGGCCGTAGTAATATTGTCGAACAACGCGGTGCTCGTGCTGCCTACAATGCGTCACGAGCAGCAGGCGCAGCACCAAAACCGGCAAACGCAGGTGGCACTCCTCGAGCCACAGTTACCTCAACACAAGCCGCTAATCAAGCAATGAGACAAGCCGCAACCCAACTACCAGGTCCATCAGGAAGCCCGAAGTTTAGCTTAGATGCTAACGGAAGATTGCAAAAACCGGGTGGTGGTGGATTTGCTAGTGACGCAGATGCTTTAAAAGCATTACAAGATAGTTTAGATCCACGATACTCTAAAGTATTTGGTAGACTAGTTGCTCTTTTTAAGATGGTCAAAATCGCCGCGTCTGTCTGGCTCATGTTCGAAGTTTACTTAATTTTAACTGACGACAAAACCTATCCAACTAGAAACTCAAAAATCGAAGCTATGGCTCCTCATCTTGGGAGTATTGTTGGCGGTCTTGGTGGGGCTGCAATTGGTGCTGCAATGGGGTCGATACCTCCTTTAACAGGATGGGGAACACTTATTGGTGGTATTGGTTTGGGCATTGCTGGCTCGTTTGCGGGCAGTTGGCTGGGTGGAGTAATCGCAAAATGGGCGTTCGAAGAAGACCCTAAAGAGTCAGATCGAGAAGATGTGTTGGCGGCAACAGGCCAAAAAGTTGGTCCAAGACCCACGTCACAAGGCGGAAGAAACAAACTACAGACTAGGTGGGATGATAGATACGGTGTAACTCATAATACTGACGGTACGCCAATGTCACCTGCTGGTGGACGTGGTAATATTGTCGAAGGTCCTGGAGATAGATTTCCTCAGTATTATAAAGAAGGTGCGAACGGTACTGGTGCTGGATATACACCTCCAACATACAACGAAGTAGATGAAAATGGAAGACTAATTCTCTATGACGCATTCGGCAACCCTGCTGCTATTAATGATATTCAGAACAACGGGCCTCTTGGTCGTATGCTCAGAGGTGAAGTAGATTTATCTATGGGTGGTGCTGGTGGAACTACTATTGTTAATGCTCCGGTCATTGCTCCTTCACCTGTTACTGTAACTAATGGTGGATCACAAGTTACACAGGTAGCATTTAGTGGAGGTGGTGGTAGTGCAGGTGGACCATCGCTTACAATTTATGGCTTAACTGGTTCTATCGCATAAAAAAGGGAGCCGTTAAGCTCCCCTTTCTAGTTCTTTAATTTATGATAATTGAGCTATCATTATAATCATT